AAAAGCGATGAGCGAGGCCATGGCAGGCGGCAAGGAACAACAGGCTGCCTTCGCCGGCATCGGCATCAGCATGGCCGAACTCAAAGGCATGAAGGCCGAGGAGGTCATGCTCAAGATGGCCGACGCCTTCAAACAGGCCGGCGCCAGCAGGGATCTGCAGAAACAGGCGGTTTTGCTGCAACTGATGGGTAAGAGCGGCACCGTGTTCATGGATGTCATGAACCGTGGCGGCGATGCCTACAGCGAGCGCCTGCGTCAAATGGCCGCCGACGGGGCGCTGCTGACCAAGGAACAGTTGTCGCGTGAGTCCGCTTTCGGCGATGCCTGGGATCGCCTGGTGCGCACGTTGACCGGACTTAAAAATACGCTTGGGCTTGATCTGGCCGAAAAGCTGCTACCTTTACTCGGGCGCTTGCAGCAATGGGTGGCGGTCAATCGGGAATTGATCGCCAGTAAGTTTGCCGAGTTTCTGGAAGACCTGCCGGCGATTATCGAGACGGTCGGCAAGGTGCTGCGCGGACTGTGGGAAGCGGTCAAGGTTGTTGCGGCTGCATTCAAAGCGGTCAGCGCCGCTATTGGGCCTGTTAATACGGCGCTGTTGGTGATTGGCGTGGCGCTGGCGCCAATGATTCTTTCATTTATCAGTCTGGGCGGCGCAATCGGAAAACTCGGGCTGGCTTTTGTCGGCTTGGGCGCCAAGGCGGCGGCAGCCTCGGCGGCAATGGCCACCAGCATGATCACCGCCGGCGGCCTTGCAGCCACCGTCGCCGGGCTGGCGACTTCTGCCGCTTTGCTGGCCGCCGCTGGCGCTGTCGGTTACGCCGTCGGCAGCGTGATCAATCTCGGCGTCAACATAGCCGTGCAGTCTTATACCGGCGACCAGGATGCCACCCTCGGCACCGCCATTTACGATTGGTGGAACAAGGACAACATGGTCGATCCGACCAAGGCGGTGTCGAGGGAAGAAATCAACGCCTACCGCGCCAAGCAGGGCAAGCCGCCGCTGCCGGCTCCCGGCGAGTCTGGCGCGTCCGGCGCGATGACTGCCGCCCAGGCGGCCGCTGGCAGCAAGCAGGAAATCAGGAATCAGGTGTCGATCAAGATCGACGCCGAGGGCCGTCCGCGTGTGACGGAAATGAAATCCAGTTCGCCGGTCACGACCATGGATGTGTCGACCGGCAAACTCATGGCGGGTGCGTGATGGCCTGGCGCGACGAACTCCGGGTAGCCAGCTTTCGCGGCGCGCAGTTCAAGGTCGATTCGTCCTCGCTCGGCGCCGGTCGGCGTCTGGCCCGGCATGAATACCCGCAGCGCGATCTGCCCTATCTCGAAGACATGGGCCGGAAGGCCCGCGAATATACCGTCGAAGCCTTTGTTGTCGGGCAGGACTACATGCTGCAACGCGACGAGCTGCTGGCGGCGATTGAGGAATCCGGGCCGGGGCAGCTGATCCACCCCTACCACGGCACCCTGATGGTGACCGCCGCCGATTGCAGCCTGACCGAATCGAACGCTTACGGCGGCATGGCGCGCTTCGCGATTACCTTTGTCGAGGCTGGCAAGCCCGAAGAACCGGGCGCGATCGAAGACACTGAAGCCGGTCTCGATGCGCAGTATGACCTGAGCGAAGCGGCCATCGCCGAAGACTTCGCCGAAAGCTTCTCGATTGACGGCCTGCCGGATTTCGTCACCGGCGATGCGCTGTCTTCGCTGGAATCAATGCTCGATCTGCCGTCGCTCGATCTCGGTGAGTTGTCGTGGATTCGCGCCGACCCGCTGTCGTCTCTCCAGTCATTGCTGCCGGAAAGCTTGCTGTCTTCGCTTTCCGCGCCGCTTGATCTGGCGCGTGGCGTGCTGTCGCTGGTGCGTCGTGCGACCGGGGATGTTGCCGACCTGTTCGGATTCAGCTTACCCGCCGTCGCCAGCGGCATTTACACGCCGTCGCGCATCGCCCAGAACAACAACCGCGCCGCACTGTCCGGGCTGCTGCTGCAGGCCGCGACCACGCGCCGCATCAGTGATCTGGCGCGCTCACAGCCGCCGACCTACAGCGATGCGCTGCTGGCGCGCAATGAGATCGTCACCCGCGCTGACGCTGTGCTGTTTTCCGAAGCCACCGGTGCGCGCGCCGCCGACTCCGTGCTGCAATTGCGCACCCAGGCGGTCGCGCATCTGCAGCGCATTCTGCCGTCGCTTCCGCGCAGCGTGCACATCGTGCCGAATGTCAGCCGCCCGGCGGTGGTCGAGGCGCATGATTTTTACGGCGACGACTGGTTCGGTCAGGGCCGCGACGCCGAGATCGTGGCGCGCAACGCTTTGCGCCATCCGGGCGCCGTGCCCGCTGGCCGCGTGCTGGAGTTGATCGCATGAGCACGTCGGCTCAACTGACGCTCAGGGTCGGCGGCATGGTCTACGGCGGCTGGAAATCGGTGTCGGTGCGCACCGGCATCGAGCAGATCGCCGGAATTTTTGAATTGGCGATTACCGAGCGCTGGCCGAATCAGCCGACTCAATGGGCGATTCCGCCCGGGGAATCGTGCGCGGTCGAATACGGCGACGAGGTACTGATCACCGGCTACGTCGATGCCGTCGCGGTAAATTACGACGCCAGCCAGCACGAAATCAAGGTCACCGGCCGCGACCGTACCGGCGATCTGGTGGATTGCTCGGCGCCGTCGCTGGCGTTCAGCAATCTGAGCCTGATGCAGATTGCCGAAAAATTGTGCAAGCCTTTCGGCGTCACGGTGATCGACGAAACCACCGCGGCGGTCAGGCCCGGCAAACCGCGCGCCGTCAAAGCGCTCCCAAAGCAGGCGGTACAGAACGGCGAGACCGTACATCGGGCACTGGAAAAGCTGGCGCGCATCGAGGGCGTGCTGCTGGCATCCGATGGTCTGGGCGGGCTGATCATCACCCGCGCCGGCCTCGCCGGCCAGTGCGACACCGTGCTGGAATTCGGCAAGAACATCCTCGCCGCCAGCTTCGAGCACAGCCACGCGGCACTGTATTCCGAAATCACAGTCAAGGGACAGGCGTCGGCGGCTGCCGCGGCGCAGTACGGCGTCGTCGACGCGCAGCCGAAAGGCGTTGTCAAGCGCTCTACGCTAGCCTCAACCGCCGGCAATTCGCAGATCAATCGTTACCGGCCGCTGATCATCGTTGCCGAGACGCAGGCCGATGGCCGCCGCTGCCAGAATCGCGCCGCCTGGGAAGCGGGTAATCGCGAGGCCAAGGCGCGTAAAGTCAGCGTCACCGTGCAAGGCTGGCGCGAAACGGCCGATGGTCCGTTGTGGCGGATCAACAAGCGCGTGCGCGTCGTTTGCCCGTGGATGCGGCTTGACGAATGGTGGGTGATCGCGGCCATTGATTACAAGCTCGACGAGTCCGGCACGACTGCCGAGCTTTCGCTGGTCAGCGCCGGGGCGCTTGACGTGCTGCCTGAGATTCCGGCGGTGAAGTCAGGGGCGGGCGATGCGGCGAAATATCAGGTGGCGAAACCATGATCGCCCTGATCCAGAAAATGACCGAGGATCTGCGCAGCAAGGTGCGCCTGATGGTCGGCCGCGCCATCCTGCTGGCGATTGGCGACGCTGGCGCGATCCAGACGGCGCAGGCGGCGCTGCTCGCTGACGAAACGCATGACGACATGGAGCGCGTGCAGGAATACGGGTTTACTTCCGTTCCGCTGCCCGGCGCCGAGGCGGTGGCGGTCTTCCCGGGCGGCAATCGCGATCACGGCTTGATCATCGCCGTCGAGGATCGCCGCTACCGTCTGCGCGGGCTGGCCGGCGGCGAGGTCGCGCTTTACGACGACCAGGGGCAAAAGGTGCACCTGACCCGCGACGGCATTGTGATTTACACCGAAAAAACCTGCCGGGTCGATGCCCGCGACATCGTGCTGCACGCCAGCAAAAGCTACTCCTGGGATGTCAACGGCTACGGACAGCGCATTACCTGGCTTTCCGGGACAACCTGGGAAATCAAGACCTGGCAGACGGGCGCGACCATTGTCCCGGTCAGCCTGTCGATCAACCCGCCGGAAGGGCCGTAATGGACATTGAAACTTTCATTTTCCCCGACGACCTGGGCGTGCGTTGCGACTTTGCCGTCGGCGGTGGCGGCTTGTCTGCCGAGCACGACATCAAGACCGCCGTGCTGATCTCTCTATTTACCGACCGTCGGGCCGAACCGGATGACCCGCTGCCGGACGAAACCGCCTCGCGGCGCGGCTGGTGGGGCGATGCACTGAATTCGCGCCGCATCGGCTCGCGGCTGTGGCTGCTCGGCCGGGAAAAGCAATTGCGCGAAGTGGTCAATCGCGCCCGTGAATACGCCGAAGAGGCGCTGGCCTGGCTGGTGGAGGAGGGGGTCGCTCGCAGCGTGCAGGTGACCGCCGAAATTGCCGCGCCCGGATGGCTGGGTATGCGCATTGAAATCGAGCGCGACCGCCGCGCGCCATTCCGTTACCAGTTTCAACTGGCCTGGCAGGGTGCCAGCGCCGTGAGGAGTTAAGCATGCCGTTTTCACGACCGACGCTGCGCGCCTTGGTGGATCGCGCGATTGCCGACATCAACGCCCGGCTGCCGGGCGCCGATGCGCGCCTGCCGCTCAGCAACCTCAACGTGCTGGCGCATGTGCATGGGCAGGCCGCGCACGGACTTTACGGGTATATCGACTGGCTCTCACGCCAGATACTGCCGGACACCGCCGACGTCGAGTATCTCGATCGCTGGGCGGGAATATGGGGCGTGACTCGCACCGCAGCCGCGCCAGCTACCGGATCAGCGGTGGTCACCGGCGCCACCGGTGCGGTCATTCCCGTCGGCACGTTGCTGCAGCGCGCCGACGGCGCCCAGTATCAAACCACCACCGAGACGACGCTGGTGGCTGGCGCGGGAACCCTTGCGCTGACCGCCGTGCTTGGCGGGGCCGCAGGCAATGTGTCGGCCGGCACGCTGTCGCTGGTGACGCCGATTGCCGGCGTCAATGCCGTCGTCACCCTTGCCGGCGATGGCATGACCGGCGGTGCGGACGTGGAGGTTGACACCGCCCTGCGTGCCCGCTTGCTGGCGCGCATTCGGCAGCCGCCGCACGGCGGCGCCGATTTTGATTACAAAGCCTGGGCTCTCGAAGTCCCGGGCGTGACGCGCGCCTGGGTATATCCGCTCGAACTCGGCCTGGGCACGGTGACGGTGCGCTTCGTACGCGACAACGACGCCTCGATCATTCCCGACTCCGGTGAAGTCGCTGCCGTGCAGGCGTACATCGACGCCCGCCGGCCAGTGACCGCGCAGGTAACCGTCGTGGCCCCGATTGCCGATCCGGTCGATTTCACCATCACCGGCCTTGTGCCCTCAACCGCCGCCGTGCAGGCGGCGGTGCAGGCCGAGCTTGAAGACCTGCTGCTGCGCGAGGCCGAACCCGGCGGCACGGTGCTGATTTCGCACATTCGCGCCGCGATCTCTTCTGCGGCCGGCGAAACCGATTATGTGCTGACTTCGCCGTCGGCGAACGTTACCGCGGCGCCCGGCGAAATTTGCACCATGGGGACCGTGACATGGGTCTGACAGCGGCAAATTATTTAAACCAGCTACAGGACCTGCTGCCGCACGGCGCCGCCTGGCCGCGCGATTCCGATGCGACGCTGACCTTGCTGCTCGGCGGTCTTGCCGCCGAGCTCGCGCGCGTCGATGGCCGCGCCGAGCAGTTGATCGAGGAGGCCGACCCACGCACGACCGCAGAACTTTTTCTCGACTGGGAGCGCGTCTCCGGACTTCCGGACGCCTGTGCCGAAGCTTTCGGCGGGCCACAAACCTCTTCGCAGCGCCGCGCGGCTTTGGTCACAAAGCTGGCGACCATCGGCGGCCAGTCGCCGGAATACTTCATCGGGCTGGCGGCCGTGCTCGGCCACGCGATCACAATCACCGAATTTTCGCAGCACTCCGTCATCAAGCCTGTTGATTATCCGATTCACAGCCAGGAGTGGAATTTTGCCTGGCAGGTCAATGCGGCGCTGAATACGGTCGCCCCTTTTAGGGTGACTGATCGTGTTTCCGACCCTCTCGCAGCGTGGGGCAATGCGCTGTTCGAATGTGTGCTTGAGCGCCTTAAGCCGGCGCACACCATTGTTTTATTCGCTTATTCGTAAAGGAGCATGTCATGGATTCTCGAGTTTTTGAAGCCGGCGCGGCCGTAAGTCCGCCGAGCGCGCCCACCAGCCCGTCTGAGGGTTACCCGACAAATGGGAATCCAGCAACGGGCACGCCGGCCACCGTGCCGGGCGAGTGGTGGTTCCACATGCTCGGCGAGGAGATTCGCGCCGTGATCGTTGCCGCCGGGCTGACGCCGGATCATGCCGATCTTGACCAGTTGCTGTCCGCGCTAAGATCAACCGGTGTTTTTCAGACGGCACCGCAGTTCGACAGCGACACATCGGTGGCAACCACCGAGTTTGTCCGGCGCTCCGGCATGCAAAAATCCGGCGTTGTCAGTGTCGCTGGCGCGACGAATATCACCGGGGAGCATATCGGCGGAACGATTTCGTGCTCCGGTGCGGGCGGCTATACGCTGACGCTGCCTGGCGCGGCGGCTGTTGCTCAAGGGGCGACGGTCACTATCATTAATAGTGGCACCGGGCCGGTCACTGTTCAGCGGGGCGGAGCCGATTTGATTTACATGGGATCCGCGACGCCAACGTCGATCATTGTTGCAGCAGGCGACACCGTCACGCTCGAAGCTTGGACGTCGATTTGGATTGCGTCCGGCGGAGCGTCTTTGTTGCCGTATTCCGCGCAATTTGCTTCGACTTTTGCTTCCAACGGCCATCAAACATTCCCCGGCGGATTGATCATGCAGCGAGTGCAAGTGGCGAAGCCGACCTCAGCAAACGTTTCCGTTACCTGGCCAATCCCGTTTCCAACTGCATTTTTGTTTGCGGTCGTCGGTTGGGCGGGTGACGTGCCCGTGACCGACGGAGTGACGTTTTTTAATCCAACCACAACGGGGGCGACGATCCGGTCGCCGTATGGCGCGGCTGGAGCAGCAGTTTCGCTTTTAGCGATAGGAAATTGATGACATGAATTTGACGCGCATAAACTTCGACGCCTTGAACATCCCAGAGGGTAATTTCCCTGCTCGAAATGAGTGGCTGCTTGACGTTAAATACATTGGGGGATGGGATGCCGCTGGTAATTATGTCGGTTGCGACCAGTTCAGCAGCCAGCTTGTTGACGGACAAAACGCCAAGCACATTTCAAAAACTGACGACAAAACCGTGATGGTGCACCAGATTGCCTATAAAGTGCAGGGCATTAGTAAACAACGGTGGCGCCGCTGCTTTGTCGCCCACACTTACGCAGACGCGGACCTCAAGCCGATCCTGTTAGTCGGCTTACACAGCTCGCAGCCGCCGGGGAGTGGCGACGGTGCCAGTCAATTATGCGCGCCACAAGCCCCGGACATTGAGTATTCGTGGCCGCTTGAAGTGGTGCGGGATACGGGATGTTTTGCGGTTATGCCAGATCGTTCGACGTTTGGCTGGAATGCCTACGTTCCAACCAATGCCAAAGACCCGATCATTGACGACGTTGCCGCTATTGATGCGGCCAGGTGGTTTATTGACAACGCGTCGTTGTATAAACTTTTCCATGGAGCGGCGAGCCTGAAACTCCCGTTAATCCCAAATTTGATTGTCGGCGGACTATCGTATGGCGCAATCACGGCCGGATTTTTGGCGGGAGCCTTAAAAGATGTCGAGGCAGTTTATATGGCCGGAGCTTATATCGCGACGACTCCTGATGGCGATCCGCGCTTTACGCCCTCGGAGTGGGTTTCGGGCGACGTG